ATTTAAAACCTCAACTGCAGTTTATATTGGCAATACTGACAAAGATAATGATTATGATGTGACTGTTCGGAATACCGCTGATGATGCAGGAGTTGGATCTATAACAGTTCCAGCTGCAGGTTCTCTCGTTATCCACTTAGATATTGGTCAAGGTTTAAGAGGTAATGCTGCTTTGAAGGGAACCAAAGTTAACGCAGATGCACGTACTTAATTTCAAGTAAAACAATCTACTAGTCAAATGAAACTTATTAGAGAAGAGATCGAATCAGTCAAGTATCTTGTAGAGACTACCAAGTCTGGCAAGAAATCACTGTACATCGAAGGAGTATTCCTCCAAGGAAACATCAAAAACCGTAATGGTCGTATGTATCCTATGGAAACTCTTCGTAAGGAAGTTTCTCGTTACAATGAGTCAAACGTTCAGTCTGGCAGAGCACTCGGTGAACTCGGTCACCCCGATGGTCCTACCGTGAATCTCGACAGAGTTTCTCATAAGATTGTTTCTCTGAAAGAAAGTGGAGATAATTTCATTGGTAAGGCAAAGATTTTGAGCACCCCGATGGGTAAAATTGCATCTGCTTTAGTTGAAGACGGCGTAAAACTCGGCGTTTCTTCTCGCGGTATTGGTTCATTAAAGCAGACCCGTGAGGGTGTCAATATCGTTGGTGACGATTTCATGTTGGCAACTGCTGCTGATATCGTTGCTGATCCTTCTGCTCCTGATGCATTTGTTGAAGGAATCATGGAAGGAAAAGAGTGGGTTTGGGATGGTGGAATTCTGCGTGAAAAGTATGCAGAACAAACCAAAAAACAAATTAATACACTCGTAGATCAAAGAAGATTGGAAGAACATAAGTTGGAGTTATGGAATAACTTCCTTTCTAATCTTTAATTTTATAAATAAATATAGTTTTAATACCCGGCAATAACGGAGAGTTCAAATGTCTCGTGGAGATTTACAAGAAATGGAAGTAAAGACACAGCAATCCAAAACTGCTGTCAACGCTGGAGCTGCAGCTGCAGATCCTATGCCTAAACTTACAACTGGTGGCACACCACCAACCTATGAAGATCTTGGCGGTCCTACCCCCGAGAACTATAAGACCGACGATGATTCAGCTAAGCTGAAGACACCTGGCGGAACTCTCAAGCAAGTCAAGGATGTTGTAACTAAGGGCGCTGGCAAAGCAGATCCTATGCCCGCAGGCATGAAGGAAGAAGAGGAAGTCACCGACGAAGTAGTTGCAGAAGCAGAAGATACGACCGAAGAGGAAGTAGTTGCAGAAGCAGAAACCACCGAAGAAGAGGTTGTTTCCGAAGAAGAGGAAGTAACTGAAACTGAGGAAATCGTTGCTGAGTATAGCGTCGAAGAAGACGTTAATGCTCTGCTTGCTGGTGAGGAACTCTCCGAAGAATTCCAAGAAAAAGCACGCACTATCTTTGAGACTGCAATCAATGCAAAGGTTGCAACCATCAGAGAAGAGTTGGAAGCAAAGTACGAAGAAAAGTTCGTAGAAGAAGTTGCTTCCGCTAAAGAATCACTCGCTGAGCGTGTTGATTCTTACTTAGAATATGTCGCTGACGAGTGGATGTCTGAGAATCAACTCGCAGTCGAAGCCGGTCTCAAGGCTGACATGACCGAATCATTCCTCTCTGGAATGAAGAGTCTTTTTGAAGAACATTATGTACAAATCCCTGAAGAGAAATACGATGTACTTGAGAGCATGGTAGAAAAACTTGATGATATGGAGACAAAACTCAACGAGCAGATTGAGAAGAACATCACTCTGAACGCTAGACTCTCTGAGTCTGCTTCTGATGTAATTCTCAATGATGTTTCTGAAGGTCTTGCACAGACCCAGAAAGAGAAGCTTGCATCACTTGCCGAAAGTGTAGAGTTTGAAAGCGAAGAACAATATCGTGGCAAGTTAGAAACACTGAAGGAGTCATACTTCACTCAGAAGAATGTTTCTACACCCGCTAAGACTGAAACCCTCTCGGAAGGCGTTGATTCGGCACCTGCTTCTGTAAGCGGTTCCATGGACGCATACATGAGAGCACTGGGTTCCACCCTTAGCAAATAATCTGAATTTAACATTAAATCAAACGTAAACATTAACCCGTAAAGCAAATGTTCCAATCCGAACAGTTGCAGGAAAAGTGGGCACCTCTCCTCAACCATGAGGGTCTCGACAAAATCGAAGATTCACATAAGAGAGCAGTAACCGCAACCCTGCTGGAAAACCAAGAAAAGTTCCTCCGCGAACAACAAGCATTTAGTCAGTCAGGATCCTTCCTGTCTGAGCAACCTACCAACGCTGTTGGCGATGGTGGTTACACCTCCTCAGGTGGTCAAACCGTTGCTGGTTTCGACCCCGTACTGATCTCCCTGATCAGACGCTCCATGCCTAACCTGGTCGCTTATGACCTGGCTGGCGTTCAGCCTATGTCTGGTCCTACTGGACTCATCTTCGCGATGCGTTCTAAGTACAAGACTCAGGACGGAAGCGAAGCTCTGTTCGACGAAGCAGATACCGCATTCGCAGGTCAGAACGAAGGATTCGACCTCACCAACGGCATGACTAGCGTTGCAGTTGGTATGGGTACTACCGCACAAAGCGGCACCAATCCTGGCGCTCTGAACCCTTCAACCAGCTCCACTCAAGCTGCATATCCTGTTGGTCAGGGTATGAGAACCGATGATGCTGAAGATCTCGGCACCTCAGGTGACAACTTCAACCAGATGGCATTCTCGATCGAGAAAGTCACTGTAACCGCTAAGTCCAGAGCACTCAAAGCTGAGTACTCCTTGGAACTGGCACAAGACCTCAAGGCAATCCACGGTCTGAACGCTGAAGCG